AAAATAAAAAAAAAAAAATATTTGAAGGAATTTTATACTAATAATCTTGATTATAACTTATTATTTAAAAATCAATATTTAATATGTAAGGATGTAAAAAAAAATATTTTTAATCATAAAACCAAATTTATAACTAAATTTGGTTATTATATTTATTTAGGAGATACTACCAATTTTAATTGTTATGAGAATGGTAACAATAAAATATTTATTATTGGATTTATCATAAATCCTTTTAACTATAAATTAAATAATTTAGAAATTACAAAAAATTTATGTGAATCAAGTAATTTAGATGTATTTTTCAAAAAAGTACAAAAATTAAGTGGTAGATTTATGATATATTTCAAATTAAATAAAAATGAAATTATTTTAAATGACGCATGTTCTAGTAAAAGAGTTTTTTACTTGGATAATAAACTATTTTCTTCATCTGAAAAAATATTATTACTTTATCTAGGTAGAAACGCAAAAATAAATAATAAAAAAATGGATTATATTAATTCTAAAAAATTTCAAAAAAATGAATTTAAATGGTATGATAATTCGGCATATGATAATAGTATAAACATTTTACTACCGAATACTTATTATAATATAAATAATAATAATATAAATAGAATACACTTTTTTATTCCTCAAAAAGATAATATTGATAATATTGATAATATCGCAAAGAAAATTTCATTAATTATTAAAAACTCAATAAAGGCATTGCATTATAGAAACAAAAAAATTATATTACCTATTACTGGTGGTACAGATTCCAGAGTATTATTATCTTGTACTAAAAAGTTTAAAGATGATATAAATTATTATATATTTGATAATAATAGTCTCAAAAAGACCACAAATATAGATTCTATAATTGCAAATAAATTTAGTAAAAAATTTAAGTTAAAGTTTAGAAATATAAAAATAACTGATAATAAATTAGATAAAGATTTCGAATTTAATTTTAAAAATAACTTTATAATTCCTAGAATTATACCAAAAACTAAAAATATTGAATATCATTATAAAAATAATAATAATAAGAATATTATTAATATAAATGGTAATTATGCTGAAGTATTAAAAGAACATTTTGATAGCGATAGATTATATACTATAGATAACTTTAAAGATATAGTTATTAAAAATAATACTTTATTATATATACAAGAATCTATAGAAAAATTTTATTATAGTTCTTTTAAAATTTGCAATAAGTATAATATTGATATTACTAATTTATATCATTGGGAATTACAACAAGGTCTATGGGGATCGTTATTCCCGTTTGAACAAGATATTGCTATAGAAGAATTTTCCCCATTTAATAATAGAGAATTATTATTATTGGGACTTTCAGTAGATAAAAAATATCGTAAAAAACAAAATGAATATATCCTTTTTCAAAAAATAATACAAAATAACTGGTCGGAATTAATGTATCAAAAATTTAATCCCAAACTAAATGAAATTATCTAAAGTTAGTATTAGTTTTAAATCAATACAAAAGTTTTATAATTTATATAGAAAATTAAAATTGAATAATATTTACTATAATAATATTAATAATTATGTCTACTCAAGAGTTACTTGATAAATATCACGACCCAACTTTGGTTAAACCAAATGAGTCACCTAATGGAAATAGACAAATATTACTATTTAACGATGGAGAAATAGTAGATACTAAAGGTGGTTCGGCATTTCTTAAGCGTTCGTTTTTTTCGATTGAAAATACATTAGGTGTCAATTATAAAATGCCTATACCACATGGTAATTATAGTTTTGCAATTTTGCCTTCTGAAGAAATTGCTAGAAAAATTAGAGATACTTTAAAATAATATATAATTATATTATAATGGAGACACAAAATCCAACATATAATAAAGAGTTAGGATATATGGAAGTAGATAAATATGGAAAAACTCCTAAAGATGGACCAGATGTATGTATTAGTTCGGGGGACCGAATAGATAATTTGGCAATAGATAGTTTAGTTAGTTTGTCCCCAGTAAAAGATAAAGAATATAGGACAGCTGAACAAATTGAACGTTTAATTAGATTATTGGACCCAATGACTACAAGTGCTGCCATGAGTGTTATTCAACGAAATATAGGCAATGTTTCAGAATTTATGAGTGACCCATACGAAGCAAGAAATTTGATGGATAATGCTAAATTTGAGGAAAATAGAATTATTGCTAGCCAAACTGTAGATACTATAATTGACTGTTCCGAAAAAATTAAATCTAATTTGAATAAACTATATAACTATATTACATCATTAAAATATAAAGTTAAAGATAGTGAAGTTTTGATAGCTTTAGATGAATCTATCAAAAATATGGAGAAAATAAAAAAATGTCAACATGAATATAAAGCTTCACCTAAAGTCAGAGTTTCGGCATCACCTAAAGCCAGAGTTTCGGCATCACCTAAAGCCAGAGTTTCGGCATCACCTAAAGCCAGAGTTTCGGCATCACCTAAAGCTAGAGTTTCGGCATCACCTAAAGCCAGAGTATCGGTCTCACCTAAAGTCAGAGTATCGGTCTCACCTAAAGCCAGAGTTTCGGCATCACCTAAAGATAGAATTTAATCAGCTAATTTATTTTTTTATTTTTTATCATCTCTTTTATACCTTCATAATATGGTGAATTTTCAAATATACATTTATTTTCAATTATCGCCTCTAATTTATTGAAACTTTCTTTGAAAAAAATAGGGAAAAATGTTTTAAACTCAATATTATCAAATTGTTTAATGATATCATCTTTCCATAATTTAGTTATTTTATTCTGTTCTGATGATTGAAATTTTTCAATATAATAAATAATGTACATGCATAATTCATATACATATTTATTATCTATAGCATCATATTCAATCATTTGTTTAATTAAATCTGTATCTATTTTCTCCTCTATTTCTATTAATATATCTCTCCTATTTGGAACGCATAATCCTAATAAATATTTAATATCTTTTAATAAAGGAATTAATACTAAATAATCGGGGGGTTCTTTTGCTAATGAATTACGTATCGAATCCCAAAATGCTGAGTGTACTGTTTTTTCTATATTTTTATAGACGTCACTAATTTGGTTCTGAAATAATTCTAAATCTGATTTAACTTTAATAAAATAATTATATCCTTCTTTGCTATCTATTTGTTTGATTCTATCAATAATTTTCATTTTTTCTCTATCACTATTTTCTAAAATAAGTTTTTTATCTTCATCAGTAATTCTAGTAAAATTATGGGGTACATCTTCAATTTCATAGTACATTTTAATTAATTCGTTAATTAAAATAATTTTGTCTTTTGATTTCCATTCATCAAAAAGTGTGACATATTTTTTAAATATTATATTGAATTCATCTATCTTTTGTATAAAAAAATTAATGTTATTTGTATTATATATTGCTGTCAATCCATCTATTGAATTTATAACTTTACGAGATTGAATAACTAAAAATTTAGTATAATTATCATTAATTTCACTATGTAATACATCTTTTGGAAATGAGTAAATCATATAAATTGTTAAAAATTTTTTAGTAATATTTTTATCTTTATGATTTAATAATTTAAGTAGTTTATTGGTATCTAATAGTAGACTTTTTTTTCTTAAAATAAGAGATAAAGTTTCAAAGTCGTAATTTTCTAAATTTTTTTTTTTTAATTTATGAGTATTATATAAACTTAATTGTGTCCTTATATCAACTATAGAATACATAATAAAATAATATATTTTATTTTTCATATAATTTATTTTTCATATAATTTATTTTTCATATAATTTATTTTTCATATAATTTATTTTTCATATAATTTATTTTTCATATAATTTATAAAATTCATTTTTATAGTGTGTATCCGATATGTTTATGACTTTAATTTTTTCTAACATATCTAGTTCTACCTTATTTTTTATTTTCCTATCTTCTTCATCCTTTGGTATCATATCTGGTCCTTTATTAATTTCTAATATATATGGGTTAAGGTGTTCATCAAAAATAACATCTATACCAAATAGTTGAAATTTTAAATTAGATTTAATAGAATTTAAATTACATAAAGAATTAATAATTGCTTTTGACATTTTTTTTAATAATACTATTATTCTTATAAATAATTTATTACCATCATAATTACGTTTATCTAAATAAAGTCTTAGTTGATTTAATGATAATGGATTATTTTTGTAAAAATCCTTTTCAACTTTATAACTATTAGTTATTCTAGAATCAAAATCAAATTTATTATTATTTATACTTTTACCAGCATATAAACATTTACCTAATTTATGTATAAAAATTTTAGTACTATTATTTTTACATACTATAAATAAATAAATTCGCAAATTCATAACCCTTTTGTTAATAGTAAAAGTATTAGTTAAAAACTCCTGAATAACCTTGTATTTATCTTTATGACTATTTAGTATTTCATTTAAATTATTGGTAATTTTAATACCCTTTTTTCTTTGAATATTTTTTTTAAGAACATAAATCTTATTTTTATTATATTTTTGTTTAAATAAACTCATATCATTCGGTTTACTAATAATGAATGTTTCGGGCATAAGTTTAGATGCTCCTTTTCTACCATAATAGATTTCTAATAAATTCCACAAACTATTTTTACTTACAATAGAATCACATCCACTTATTCCAAAAATTTTTTGTTGATTATTGTCTGTTAATATTGATTTTAATTCGGATTCTACTTTATTATAACCACAAGGTATATAAATGTCCCATGAATTAGTTTTAGTTTCTTTAATGTTATAATTATCAAAAATATTTTTAAGAATTCCTACAACTTTCCGTTCATTACATCTCTTATATGTTGTGAAATTTTCTTTATTATTTTTTACTAAAATAAATATTAAAAAAACTAATAAAATTATATTTATATATATTACCTTCATAGTATATATAAATATTTTTATATAATTCATTTATAATTCTATCTCGATTAAATTAGTAGTAATTTCATTATTAACTAATTCGGTACAAAATACATATATTATATTATTTCTATAATTCTTTTCAGTTCTTCTTTTTTCAATATCTAATTTTAATTCGGTAGTTAAAACATCAGATGTAATAGGTATAAATGATACATCTGCTTTAGCTTTGTTAGTTAAATCAATATTTAGTATACCATACACATTTCCATTTCGTTGTCTTTCAGTAATATATAATTGAATTAGTTGACTTTTATGTGTCTTTAAAAAATATTCTAACATTATTAATTTAATATATTTTAAATTTAAATATTTTACATACTCTCTAAAAGGTCCATTATTTTAAATTTTAATCTTTTAAGCTTAATTTTTATTTTAAAATCATTTAAAGTTGTTTTGATATTATCAAATGAATAATTATTAATTTTTAATTTTTTACATGTAGTATTTATTAATTGACATGCACATATAATATTATCTTCTATTAGTTCTATATCAGAATCATTATCTAATAATTTTTCCAGATTAGATAATTGTCTGTTGATATTATCGATTATAAGTTTCTGTTCAATTATGTCTTTATTGTATAACTCTCCTATAAATTGAGAGTAGCCCGCTTTATACGTCTTATCTTTTATTTTTTTACAAAATAAATCATATTTACCTTGTTCTGTATTTTCTTCTACAGTGCTATCAGAATCCGTATCACTTGAATCTATATCTGTATCAAATGTTAAATCACTAAATTTATTACATTTATTAGTTATAATATCTATTATTTTAAATGAATTATCGATTAAAATATATAGTAATTTTACATAATATTGACAATATACTGGTTGAAATACAGCTTTTGAAAATATATTATCTATTACATAATCTAAAAGTTCAATAGTATTATTTTCTTTACATATATCTAATATTTTTTGTGAAATTGTTTCAAAATTCTTAATAGATAATTTATTTAAATTAGAATTAATTTCATTTTTAGTTAATATTTTTTTATCATTTGTTTTTGGTTTAATATTTGATTTATATTCACGCCAATTATTTTCTTCATTAGAGGAATTTATATTAGTATTAAGTAAACTATATATTTCATTTAACTTTTCTATACTATCATTATTTAATGGTATAATATTTTTTTTATTTTTTAAAAATATATCTCTAGATATTTGAATTATATTAGATGCATTCATAAATTGATATATTACCTTATTATTTTTTTAAGTCTTAACAAAATAAATATAGATATTAAGGATTCAATTGTTTAGAATTATGTATAATTTTAAAATATATTAGTATAATATATGGCAGAAATATTAATTTCTATAGGATTAATAGGTTTAGGATATATTCTCAACAAAGATGGTAAAAAAAACCGTCTGATAATTAATAAATATCCTGAAAATAATTTAAAACAAAATAATATCTATAATAGTAATCTATCTCAAAAAATTAAACAACATGAAGAAAATTTAGTTAAAGAACGAAATAGATTATCACAAAATCCTAGTGTTAACAAAGTTATTCCAATGAATTATAATAAAAATATAATAAATACACCAATTAAAAATGATGCTATTATCAGTAAATTATCTGGACAGAAAATAACTAAAGAAAACTTTTCGCATAGCAATATGACTCCATTTTTTGGAAGTAATATTAAACAAAATACTGATAATTCTACATATGGTACGGTTCTTGAAAAATATACTGGTAGTAATGAAAATTTTAAAAATAAAACAGAAGTTAATAGAATGTTTGATTTAAAAAGAAATGTATCATACCCGAACGGTTCACCAAATAGTAATGTACATAATAGATATAAAACAAGTCGGTTTAGACAAAATGAATTACCTATAGACCAAATAAAAGTAGGTCCTGGAGTAAATGACCCTTTTGGTACTGAAGGGCAGGGTGGCTTTCATCAATTAGATATACAAGAAATTATGAAACCTAAAACAGTAGATGAATTAAGACCAATTAATAAACCTAAATTAACTTATGAGGGTAGAGTATTATCTGGATTGAAAGAATCAAAGCGGGGATTATTACCACATATGCAAAAAAATAGACCAGATAAATTTTATAAAAACACACCTGATAGATATTTCAAAACAACCGGTGCTGTACTAAAATCTAAATTACGAGAAAAATGTTACGCTAAACCTACAAAAAAACAAACTTTACGTTCTTATACTGGTCAAGCAGCCCCAGCAGTTAATATTAAACCTTATAAAACAGGTTTATATAAAAAATCAAAAAGAAATACATACGTAAATAGTGGTTTAAGAAATGCTGGTAATAAAGATAAATGGTCTTATAATAAATCTAATGCTGATTATGGAAAAAATACAATTAAATTACCCACTAATGAACGAGATATTACACAAAAAAGAACCCATTTAACCAACTTTGCATCGGCGGTTAAAGCACTTATAGCGCCGATTGAAGATATAATAAAAACAACTAAAAAAGAAAATTTTATTGGGAACGAAAGACCTACTGGTAATTTATCAATGCCTACACCTAATAAAATGACAGTATACGACCCAAATGACGTTGCTAGAACAACTATTAAAGAAACCAGTATTCATAATGAAAGAGATGGTAATATTGTTGGATTAAAAAAATTAACAGTATATGACCCTAATGATGTAGCTAGAACTACAATCAAGGAAACAAATATTCATAATGAGAGAGAGGGTCATCTTATTGGTAATAAGAAACAAACTGTTTACGATCCTAATGATGTTGCTAGAACTACTATTAAAGAAACCAATATTCATAATGAGCACGATGGACATCTTACTGGTGTTAAAAAACAAACTGCTTACGACCCAAATGATGTTGCTAGAACTACTATCAAAGAAACTAATATTGATAATAACCATGAAGGTCATTTATCGGGTATCCATAAACAAACTGCTTACGATCCAAATGATTTAGCAAGAACTACTATTAAAGAAACCAATATTCATAATGATAGAGATGGAAATATTGGTGGCGTTAAAAAACAAACCGCTTATGACCCTAATGATGTTGCTAGAACTACAATTAAAGAAACTAATATTCATAATGATAGAGATGGTAATATAGGTGGTGTTAAAAAACTAACAGTGTACGACCCAAATGATATAGCTAAAACTACTATTAAAGAAACTAATATACATAATAATAGAAAAGGTGATTTAACAGGCCCTAGAAGATTAATAGTATATGACCCAAATGACATTGCCAGAACTACTATTAAAGAAACTAATATCCATAATAATAGGAGAGCAAGACCATATTTAAATAATAAAGGTCAAGTATATGAGCATGATACTTTACCTAAAGTTACTGGTAGAAATACCCTTAAAAATAAAGATAATAATGTTAATTTATCAGCCCAATCACCACCTAAAACAAAAGCATACGACCCAAATGATACTGCCAAAACAACAATGAAAGAAACAACATTATTTGGAAATCAAGGAAATATAGAAAGACAAACTGATGATGGTTATTTAATTGCACCAGCAGAAGCACCAAATACTCACAAGCAATTCTTATCGGATAACGAATATACTGGTAATCCAGAAATGCAAGCTGGTACAGGTGGTGGTAAAGGGTATTTAGTGGCAAATGTTAAAGCACCCAATACAAATAAACAATTTTTATCTGATAATGAATACATGGGTGGGGCAGATAGTATTAACAATAAACCAATATCTTATGATGATGCTTATAATGCATCTCTAAATATAAACAAAGAAGAAATTAGTGTTGGTAGAGAACCCACAAAAACCAGTGTAAAATTAAATGCTGGTCAAGATGTTATTAATATGGAAATAAGAAAATTAGAAAAGGATATAATAAATAACAGAGTCCCTCAACAAAATAGAATGTATACTGACACTACTAGAATCGATTCATGTAGTGTTACTACACCAAGAAATCCTATATCAAATGAGTATAATACCACAAGAATAGAACCTGAAATTTTAGATACATTTAAGAAAAATCCATATACACAACCTTTAGATAGTTATGGTTCATCTAAGGGATGCTGAAATTTTTAATTCATGTTCTATATCTAACAAGTTATGTTTAATTTCTTGACTAATATCTTTACTATAATATTTAGATTGCATTAGAGCGATGTATTCATTCATAATATGTGTTTGTAATGTGAAAATTTCTGTTTGCAATTGTATACATTCATTAATTAATTTCTCTGTTTTTTCTATATTCATTAATATAAACTTTTATTTTTATTATTATTAATTAAATATCAATGGTAATAAATATGTTTATTTTTAAATATAAAAATATATTTTACAAATATGCAAATTACGAAATATTTAAATTCAATATTATCATCACATAACAAAATCCAATATGTTAATACAGTTCGTAAATATATAGATATCAATAAATCCAATGGTCATTATATTTTTGACGATAAAGGTAATAAATATTTAGATATGATTACTAATATTGCTAGCTTACCGGTTGGTTATAATCATCCTAAATTATTAGAATTATTCGAAGAACCTATTAATAAATCAAATGCTATTCATAGATATGCTTTAGGTGTTACACCACCGTATAATTATCCGGATATAGTATTAGATAATGTTATGAAAATTAAACCTAGTCAAAAATTATCTCATATTCACACAGGATGTGGTTGTGGAAGTGGTGCTATTGAAAATGCTATTAAATTATCTTGTATTTATCATCAAAATATAACAAGAGAATCTGATTATAGTCAATTAGAATTAGATACAGCATTAAAAAATATCCATCCCGGTTCACCCAACTTAAAGGTATTAAGTTTTGATGGTGGATTTCATGGTAGAACATTAGGTGCCTTGAGTTGTACCAAAAGTAAACCTATACATAAAGTTGATATACCATCTTTTGATTGGATTAGCACAGATTACCCAACAAAAGATATATCAGATAAAGAATGTTTAGATAAAATAGAAGATATATTTAATACCGAACAAAATATTGCAGCTACAATAATAGAACCTATTCAAGGTGAAGGCGGTGATAGACACGCCAGTAACTATTTTTTTTATAACTTAAGAGAATTAACATTAGCATATAATATTTCACTAATAGTAGATGAAGTTCAGACAGGTATGGGATTAACCGGAAAATATTGGGCATGTCAACACTGGGGACATGAAGATCCTGCTGATATTTTAGTATTTGCAAAAAAAATGCAAATTTCTGGTTGCTATTACAAAGAAAAATATAACAACTTGCAAGACTATCAGATATTTAATACTTGGATGGGTGATTATTGGCGTAGTATAATTTGCAAAGGAATAATAAATATAATAGAAGAAGAAAAATTATTAGATAATTCTATTATCCAAGGTGAGTATTTATTAAATTCAATAAAAAAAATTAATAGTGATAAAATTACTAATATAAGAGGAAAGGGCTTAATGATCGCATTTGATTTAGAAAATGAATTAATACAACCATTTATAAAGGGAATGGACGATAACGGTGTATTAGTATCTACAAGTGGGTATAATACTATAAGACTTCGACCATGTTTAAATATAACTAAGAATGATATTGATTTTTTTATTAACGCACTTAGGCTAAATATTGATAATATTTGTATATAGTTTTAATAATTGTGCATATCTCTAATTGGTTTAATAAATATTATTTATCCATAATGTATAGTTTATGGTTATCACCTTGTATATTTTGGTCTTAATAAAATCACAAAATATTTTGATAATAGCTAAATAACTAATCTAAAATAGATACATCAATATTAAATTATTTAAAATAGTTTGAAAATAATTTATATAACATTTATTTTAATTATAAATAATTGCGTTGTAATATAAATTAATTAATCTAAGAAACTTAATAAATGGAGGATAATAATTTTAATGTATTGGTTGACGCAAAAACAGAATATACAAAACAATTAGTTAATATGTTAAAAAGTAATATTTATAATGGAATCAAATCTATTTTTGATGATTCTAAAAATTATTGTAATGAAAAATCAGAACCACAAAATATTTTAAAACATTTTCAGGTGTTACTAAGTTATATTCCTAAATGGAATCAAGAAATAATAGAAGAAGAAACTAATAGGATTATACAAAATACAAATTGTGATTGGCTTGAAGATTTAATTACTGCTGTATTTGTAAGTCATACTAGAATTTTAACCTCTATAAATACTGGTAAACATAAAAAAAAAATAGACTTAAAAATACCAAAAGTTAGTAATTTTATTCACAAAGTATATATAGATATTGCCAGACATTTTTGGAAAAATGCATATTTATTTAATGATTCGGTAAACAAATGCGAATATCAACGAAATAGAAGGGAAGCTGAACTAATTATTGAAACATCAATTAACGAAACTATAAGAAAACAATTACCTGTTAAACACATTTTAAAAGAATATTTAGGCACTGATTATGAAGAAGAGGATGATACAGAATTAATAGATGATAAAGTAAATACTTCTAATAATTTAAGGAAAATGGTTAAATTAGAAATAGATAATTGTTCTAATGAAAAACTAAAAAAAATTAAACAAGAATTAAATTTAAACAATGTTATTGATGACGATAAAAATAGCTTGGATGATTCTAGTGATTCTAAACTTAAAAAATTATTTTCTGAAAATTCAGATGATAATGTGTTAGAAGAGAATAAACCAAAAGAGAATAAATTGGAGGAGGATAAATTAAAAGATAATATTTTAGATGGAATTAAGTTAGAAGATGCTAAACCAGAAGAGAATAAATCAGAAGATAATATTTTAGATGAAATTAAAGTAGCCGATACTAAACCAGAAGAGAATAAATTAGATGATATTTTAGATGAAATTAAATTAGAAGATGCTAAACCAGAAGAGAATAAATTGGATAATATTTTGGATGAAATTACATTAGAAGAAAATAAACCAAAGGAAAATAAATTGGATGATATTTTAGATGAAATTAAATTAGAGGATAATAAACCAAAGGAGATTACATTAGAAGAAACTAAACCAAAGGAGATTACATTAGAAGAGAATAAACCAAAAGAAATCATATTAGAAAATAGTACCCAAAATATTTCATTAAATACAAACGATTTAAATTTTAATGATAGTTCTCCTGGTCTAAAATTAGAAATAGAAAAACAAAAAAATACTCCGAATGAAATATCGGATGATGAATTGGATAATATTTTAGACACAGAAATAAATAATCTTAATAATTCAAAAAATGATTTACAAATAGAATCTTTAGACTTGGATGATATAGATGATTTAAGCACTTTAAAAGAAATATACGTTGATGATATCACTGATAATAAACCAGTTGTTGCTACAAAAGAAAATTTAGGTACCAATAATGAACCTGAAAAAGAACCTCAAGAATTAAGTAATATCAAAAAAATAGTTATTGACAATAATAGTACTAGTAAAAAAAAGGTTTATAAATCTGACGAGATAACATTAGATACAGATGATAATTTTACTAAAAAAATAGATTCACGCAAAAATATTAAATTTTTTGATAATTAGTTATATTTTTATATTTTTTTTCCCATAAATTAATATCGTACTATGGATACAATATTAATTTCTGTAATTTCTGGACTAATAGGAGTTTTTGCCATGTTTATAAATTCTAAATTATGTAATACTAAATATAATAAAAAGGAATATATAAAAATATTTTTATTAATATTTTTAATATTAGTACTAGTTC